AGGAAAGCGATGCGAAGCTTTATGACCGGGGTGTTTTTCGTGGTAAGGTCGCCCCGGCCAAGCGAGGTAAATCATGACTAAATTTTGTGGACATAAGACGGGTTTCAATCGCACCGGTCGTAACGATGTGACGCCGACATTCGATGGCGAGACCACGAAATTCGGCGGTCGCGGTGCGTTTCCGGGCGGCAAGCTGGACGTGCCGGGAGGATTGGCTAACATCAGCGATGGCAATCGTCGTCTGGCGAAAGCGCGTGTTGGCCACGCAGATGGCGGCAACACCAGTTTCAATGGTACCAACGCGTTTTCGCGAGGACGTGGTACGCGCAAGTAAGGCGATAACGCTAATGTTTTATCGACCGGGTGGCAATACGAAAGCGATCACGCGTCAGTACGATAGCGTGTATGCCGATTTCATCGGTGCGACGACGGGTTGGCTGCCGGTTTACATGGGTAGCGTGGTCGGTATCAGCATTACGCGTGCATCGCTTAATTTCGTTTCGCCTGCGCAGTCGACTGTCACCAAAAATCCGGTTGCGCCTGAATGCGTGGTGCTGCTGGAATTGAAGGCATTCGGCATTCAGTCGAATGCCGAAGCGTTGCCACTCGACCAGTGGCAGAACATGGTAGTTGCCGATAGCCGGACCATGGTGATGGACGGCTGGATACGTTTGCGCCTGCTTAATATCAACAATAGCGATGGCACGGGCGTGTCGATGAGTATGCAGGTCAATCGCGCCAGCAGCGTGAGGGTCAGTGCATGAGTGGCTTTCAGTCCGGTGATCCGCGCAGCGGGCTGTCGCACGCTAAGGCATTCGGCTCGATCCTGCGCGGTTATGGCCCACCTGTGCCGGACGTTGGCGATATCGGCGATGTCTACATTGATGTACTAACGTACCAGCTTTTCGAGCGACGCAGCACCGAAGCGACAGACCCGTGGGGTCACTACGTTTTCATTGTACCTACGTTATATCAGACATCGCTTAAGTTCTTTGGGACCGCACCGCCGACGAATGATCTTGGTATGCCCGGCGACTATTACATGCAGTGGGGCGGTTATCCCAATTACGGCATCAACCCGCTGCTGTTCGGACCGAAACAATCGTTTGGCTGGCCGGAAAACGCAACCGGTCCGGTGACATCGATTGCAGTAACCAACGGCACTGTGGTGCTGCCGATTGGTCTGACAGCCGAAGGTGCGACGCTGAACGACCAGCAGCCTGCGCAGCTGTTGCAAACTGGATTGACTATGGAGGTTATCTTTCCTGTACCGGTCACGGCTGCAACTGGTGATCCGGTTTATCAGGAAGGTTTGCAAAGCAGCGGCGTCACGACGATCATCACCATCAACACGCTGTACACCGCAACCGACACGCATTCGCTGTAGGCTGAGAGAGGGCGCACATGTATACCCCATCAACTGATTTTGTCGGTCTCTGGCGAGCGATTTCCGGTGGCGTCCAGAAAGTCGAGATGCCCGGTCTTGATTTTGTCATTTCTGGGCTAGGCCGCGCCGGAATTATCAATTTGTCGACGGCAGGTAGTGCGCCGACTTCGAACCAATCGACGACGGCGTGGCTGCAACCGGCCGCAACCAGCTACGCGGCAGAAGGCGTTTTCCAGTTGTGGAATGCGACGGCTTCGGCTTACCAGAACGCGACGATGCGCTTGCTGCTGGAAATGCTGGCAGCAGCGGAAAAGGTTGCTGCAGTCCCAACTGCGATATCGTCATTACTCGATACGTTGTCGACGACGCAAGGCGCTATCGCTTTTCGTGGCTCTGCCGGGTGGCAGGCAATTAATCCCGGCGTAGCTGGGCAGTTTCTCGCAACAGGCGGACCAAGTGCGAACCCAAGTTGGTTATCGTCATCTGGTGTAACATCGTTCAACGGTCGTAACGGTGTTGTTGTTCCAGTACAGGGTGATTATCCAGCAAACTTGATCCCCGGCACGGGAACAAACGATAACGCTATTGCTGGTAATATTGGCGAGTACCTGACGAACAACAATAACGTTAACTTAACTTTGTCAGCTTGGACATCAGTGGTTTCGTTGACGTTGACTGCAGGCGACTGGGATGTGTGGGGGGTTGCTGCTGCAACGGTTGGTACCGGTGCTACCATGACCCTTATACAAGCAATGATCCACAACGTTGCCAATAGTGGTGGTGGTTTGCCATCATGGGATTTACCTGTTTCGGTACCTGCAGCTGGTAACGTTTATGGTTCCCTCGCCCCAATTCGTTACAGTCTTGCGGGTAGTTCGACGGTTTATGTCAACGTTTATGCAGTGGCTTCAGGCGGCACTGTGAATTCAACTTGCTATCTGTTTGCTCGCCGACGACGATAGGCGATAGTGCTAATGGCTTATCAGCGTAAAACTGATTTTCTGGCGTTGCTGCGCGACACCGGGAATGGCGTGCGATTTGAACGCATGCCCGGTCTGGACTGGTTGTTGTCGGCCATGGCGCAAGCTGGGATGTTTACGCTTTATGTAAATTCGACCAGTCCGCCCAGTCCGCCCAGCCCGACGACCGTCTGGTTTCGTCCGGACCCCTCTGGATACGCCGCAGAAGGCGCTGTGTGGCTTTGGGCGGCGGGGCCTGCTACATACCAGCCAGCAACGCCTGTGCTCTGGCAGGCGCTTTTTACAGCCATAGGGTAGGTTCCCATGGAAGGCGAAGTTGGCGATGTTGGCGAACTTGGCGGTCTCGGCATGGGAACCGGGGCGTCGATTGGCGATGTTGCCGAGACAGGTGCGATAGGGGCGACTGGCGAAACAAGCGTTGGCGGCATTGGTGCCGACCCGTCCAGCGGGTCTGGCAGCGCGGCAGCAATCGCTTCGGGTGGTGCGATATCTGGCATGGCCTCTTACGAAGGCCAACTGGCTGATCAGGGCAATGATTTCACTAGTGGTCAGCTTCAAACTGATCCTAATGTTGATTACAGCGGCCAGAACAACAGTGCGCTGTCCTCACTAGTTGGATCGCTGGCAACCAATCCAAATTCAGTTGCCAGTACCGGATTTGGCTTGACTGGTGGGCTGTTCGGTGCATCCGGATTAGCATTAGCGCAATCGGGTTTGATGTCGCCAGAAGGTATTCCCGGTTTAGGGACCGGTCGTGGCGGTAGTGATGTTGGCGTGCAGAAAGGCGAAACGCCTGCCGATGTTGCTAATGCTGCAATGACGGCAACTGGCTACGGCATAACGGGTCCGGCTCCTAATGATCTTGCATCATTCGATCCGCTTACTGAACACTCGCCGATGGGCTTTGGACCGGTTACTGCTGGTCAAGTTGGACTTGCGGTTCCGGCTGGCTTCAATCCACAAACTGGTCTCATCGGAACGGGCATTCCCGGCATCGCTCCAGCGCAAGTCAATCTTGCTGCAAATCTTGGATTTGGTGCGCAGCATGCTGGTGGCTTCCCCGGTGTCGGTGGAACACCTGCAGCAGGCGGAATTCCTGCAGGTTTGTCGTACCCCGGTGGGTTTGATCCAAGCAACATGCTTAGCACGTCAGCTGGTCTTGTTGGTGGTTTGGATACGACTGGCTTGTTGGGTCCGGATACCGCCGTTCCCGCGACAGGCTTCAATCCGGCTATCGATGTCAACAGCCCAGCGATGACGGCACCGGGGACAAGCTTCAACGTCATGGGCTTTAATCCGACCATTTCCGCAACCAGTCCCAACATTCCGGGGTTTGCGCCAATCGTCGAACAGCCGCAGGTGCCGACGCCAGTTTCAATTCAAGTGCCAATGGCTGTACCGATGCCGCAGCCTGATCCGCGCGGTCCGCAACAAGTTGCTGTACCAGCGCCAGCACCTGTCATAGCTACGCCTGCACCTGCGAGAGGTGATCGTCCTTCAATTTCCGATATGGCAAAAGCAGGTGTCTTTGGAGACAAGGCACAGCAAATCGAACTTGCCAACACATCTCCGGGTGGTTGGGGTAGTGGTTTATTCGGTGGTGGCAAAGGCGCTGCTGATGTAAATGCAACGAATGCTTGGCCCGACTTGACGAATGCCTACATCTCTTCACAAGTCATGCAATTGATAAGCGATAACGCTAGCACACGACAACAGCAGTCGTCCGACCCATGGTCGTTTTTAATGTCGGCATTCTCTCCTTACCCTAACGCGTTTAGATGAACTTTCCTTGGCAGTTTCCTTGGGCAATATCTGACGAAGATCAGATACGCGCCATTTTGAAAAGCTTCGACCGCTATCGCGAAAAATTCATCAAGATCAGGCCACGCGAAGGTGGTGAACGCAAGCCGTTCGTCTTGAACGCAGCGCAGACGGTACTGCACAATCGGCTTGAAAACGAATTGAAGACTTACGGTCGTATCCGTGCGCTGATCCCCAAGGCGCGACGCATGGGCGTGTCGACATACATCAGCAGTCGCTATTTCTACAAGACGGCTACGACCAAGGGACGACGTGCACACGTGGTGGCGCATCGAACCGACAGCGCGACTAATTTGCATCGCGAAGTGAAATTGTTCTATGCCGAGTTACCGGAGCCATGGCAGCCGCATCTTGGCGCGTCGAACGCGCGTGAATTGATTTTCGACCGGCTGCAATCGATTTATCGCGTATCGAGTGCGGAGGGTGGTGACATTGGCCGGTCCGATGATACGCATCTGCTGCATTTGAGCGAAGCGGCATTTTTCGACAATACTGCAGATTTGTCGTCAGGTTTGCTCAAGACCGTGCTGGACCAGTCCAACACCGAAATCATGTTTGAGAGTACTGGTAACGGTGCCAGCGGCATGTTCTTTTCGATGTGCGAACAGGCACATCAGGAACGCAATCAAGGTCTCTGGCGACTGCATTTCCTGCCGTGGTACATCATGCCGGAATACGCGATGACACCACCGGCAACGTGGCAATGTCCGCGCGAATTTTCCGATTACGCTAAATTGCATGGTCTTCGAATTGACCAGATGTACTGGTTCTGGCGGCAGAACTATGATCTGGCCGTGATGAACGGTGGCACGATAGATGCTATTCATCGTCTGACACGGCAGGAATTTCCAGCAACCTATGCCGAATGCTTCTCGACCGACAGCACGCTTGATTTCTTTGCAGCATCGCTGGTGCAGAAAGCCATGATTGCGACGGCACATCCGACAGTAGGTGCACTCAAGATCATGGCGGTCGATCCTGCTGGCGACGGCGTCGATGAAACGTTTGTTTGCGACCGGGAAGATACCGCTATCGGAAAACGCATCTGGGGTGCGATCACGTCGCCTGACCAGAACGTGCAGGCGGACTGGTTGGTTGCGGCATACCAGCGTTTCGGCATGGACGTGATTTGCATCGACAGCACCGGTCTCGGCAAGGGACTGGTCGATGCCGTGCGATTGCGCATGCGCGATAGAGCCGACCGGGTAGTGCCAGTGAATTTCAGCTATGGTGCCAGCAACGGCGTGCAGTTCGGCAACAAGCGTGCGGAGTTGCATTTCCGGTTCAACATGTGGCTGAGTGGTGATGTCAGCATGCCGAACGACAAGCAGCTGCAGGAAGAATGTGCTAGCTACAAATGGGGCGTTGCTGGCTGCCGTCGCGATGAACTAAGCCGGTTGTTCATGACACCGAAGGAAAAAATCCGCACTGAACTGAAACGGTCGCCGAACCGGTTGGATGGTGTGATCGTTTCGTTTGCAGTTAACGATTACGCTTTAGCAGGATTGCAGCCATGACGGTCATCTTGGCAATGCCGCCAAAAGCTAAACTGAAAATATGGGAATGGCTTCGGCAGGTGGCTGACAAGTTGGAAAAGGAAAATTGCGATAATGCTGATGACTTTGCGGTGCTGGTGACAGTGCATTATGTTGATGATGAATTTCGTTTGCGTGCTGAACGCAGCGGTGCAACCGTTCTTGAAGCTATCGGCGCGTTGACGATAGCTGCACACGATTATCTCAATGTAGATAATCAATAAAAATCGGGAGTGCCTTTTTTCGGCGGTGGCGACTTCAGCGTGGCCATGGCACGATGCTTTGATGCGCTGGCGCGATGAATATCCGCTAGCGCTTCGTGATTGCGTGCCAGATTGCGATGGTCGTCGGCTGAAAGCTTTTTCTTCGACAGCTTCGCAGCTTTTTTGGATTTTGCCATGGCTATATCCTGATGCGTCCCATGCCGAAACCACTAAATTTGCCTGTCGTATCGCCTGAATTGATGGTCAATCGCGGGTCGACATACTTGCTGTTGAACTGCTTGTTCTTCGGATCGAGACCGGCATTCTGTTCGGCCAGCTTCTGACGTTTCAGTTTCGTCTCAGCTTCGCCGATGCGGGCGTCACGCGCCATCAGGATAGGACGCATGATGCGTCCTTCTTCGTCGCTGCCTGACACCCGGCCTTCGAACAGCTTCACCAGTTCGGCCTTGTCGACGGGCTGCCACCAGCGGCGCATCGCGTCGGCGATTTCCTTCGGGCGACTGTTGATGATGCGGTATTCCATCCGCTTATGCTTCAACTCCGGAGGGATATAGAGCGGTAGAGGCCGGTCGATGCTGATGTGTTGCAGGATGCTGTTGACATCCTGTGGCTGGTTGAATGGGTACAATGCATCGGATGGGTTGGCAATTTCTGGGACTTCCGGAATAGGCGGCAGCGGCGTTGGAATGAGGTTCGGTGGTAAACCGATATCATAATTTTTGAAGCCAGCGGCGAAATCGAACACGGTACCTATCCTTTATTTTTTGAACACGTTGTCTCTGGCGTTGTATTTGCCGGTGGCTATCAAGTCGCTGCGTGCGCGAGCCTTGACAGCGTTCTGAATGAACAAGGCGCGTTGTTCCTTGGTGGCGTTACGCGCCATCTTGTCGGCTGAATTGCGAATGTCGCTGGCAGCCGCTCGCGGCAAATGCTTGATATCACCTGTTTCGAATGCACGTCGCAGGTTGTTGCCGGTCGAACGGCTACCAGCGTTTAGCTCCGTTTGTGCGGAGCCGTTGCGTCGGGCGGGACGTTGCGCTTCGCGGCGTTGTGTCTGCATGGTCTCGCCTTCGTCTTCGTCGTTTTCGTTGTCTTCGTCGCTTTCTTCATTTTCGTTATCACTATCGCTATCGTTTTCGTCGTCTTCAGGGTCTTTCGGACCGGAGTGACGTTTCGCGTCTTTTTCATATTCTTTAATTAGTGCAGCAGCGAAGGCTTCCGGAGTTTCAAAACGCTCCGGGTCCATCATCTTGCCGAGTTCGACGATTTGCGCGGAACGTCGCGGATCGATGCCGAACCACTCGACTTTATCTGTTAGTGCTTTCTTGATTTCTTCGACGGTCATCGGTTTCTTTGGCGGTTTCGGTGCGGCAGCTGCACTGGCGACCGAGAATTCAGCCAGCTGCTGTGCAGCCTTACGCGCGGCTTGGATGTCGCCCGCTTGGGTGGCTTGATCCAGCGCGGTGGTCAGATTGTTCTGCATTTGCTGGCGCAAGATCGTGTTCAGGTCGGTCATTTGTTCACCTCTGCACCATAGACAACGCGTTCACGCACGCCATCAGGCAACGCACCGTCGTCTGCAGTAATGATGGTATTCTGAACTGTGTCCATTTCGAAATCGCCAGTATCATCCCAACACAGTGTTGCCGGATCAGGCATGTACTTGGCTTCGCACCAGCCGACGAGATCATTGAAGGACGATAAATACCGCCAACCGCCCGAAACGACAACGCCTCTGCCGGGATTAAATGATGTTCCGGCACCCCACTTGAACATCACCCAGTCGCCGATTTCGATCAGGTGTTTTGCGTTGCCGCCTTCAAGCGTTTTGTAAACGAAAGCCAGCGGACCGGCTTCGCGTACAATGCCCATTTGGTGACTGTGCTGCGAAATTTCACGCCAGCTGTCGGGCGTCAGGATGCTGCCGATTTTGCGCGGCGGATACGGCATCTGGACTTTGATCTTGTCCGCAATGCAGTGCATGTGTTCATGCGGGATTTCGTATCCGAAAATGCTCATGTCACGTCTTTCCTGAGTTCTTCAATGAACTGCTGGGCCGGGAGCGACAGCAATCGGTGGATTTGGTCCCGCTCCATTGCTTGGCCTTGCTGGCATTGGTCCAGCGGGCGGCCATGGAGGAAGTCCGCCACCGCCCGGTCCCGGCGCAGACCCACCCAGTCCCGCAGCGCTTGCAGCACTCGCTGGGCTTCCTGCAGGTCCGCCACCGTTAGCAGGTGGTGAAGCGACCGGTTGACCGGTTGCAGGGTTTCCACTTGAAACTGGTAAGGCTGCTGGGCTGCCATCGGTCTGTAATTCCGTTACCGCTTGATTGAGTTTGTCGACTTCAAGCGCGACCAGCTGGGCGTTCGTTGCATTGATGCCTGCTTGCGATAGCGCTTGAATGGCCTGTGCGATACTCAGAATGACTTTGCCCTTGGCAGTGATTTTGTCAATTTCATTTTTGCTAGCCTTCAGGGCGATATCGGCTTTATCGACATCACTGGTTTGCGGTGGTGGCATCAATTTGACTAGTTTATCCGGTTGCGGTAGCCGCAGGGTTTGACCGAAGCGCAATCCGGCTTCTTGTGGATCGAACACCATCGGCATTTGCAGCATGTCGTGATAAACCTGCGCAGTTGCGGCACGATGCATCTCGGTTGCCATCTGCGGATCAGCTGATACCGCTATCGGTCCTTTGCCATCGATACCGGGCGGCAGCTGGTCCATGTCGCTGGCCAGTCGACCGAACGCCCGCATTTCTTCTGTCATCTCGCCAATGAAGCGGCGGTGTGCGGCACCTGCGACTTGCGAGCCGCTGTCGATGATGCCGCGTGCCATCGTGGCCGTCATCGATGCCGGTGCATTTTCCAGCATGTTCAAGGTACCCACTAGACGGTCGCCTAGCGTCAGTATCTTATCAAGAACTTGCACGGACCCCGGCGAGACATCGTGAGATGGAAATAGCGACACCACGTCGCTAATCGGTCGTCCGTCCGTGTTGATTGTGTTCAGGCGATTGCCCTTGACTTCGATCTTGTCGGGCAAACCGATGCCACCCGTTGCAGCGATGCCGCCGTTTTCCGAAGCTGTTAAAGCGGTATCGGAAATTGAACCCAGCAACCGATCAGCTGTCATCTGAATGCGTTCAAGCAGCCAGCCGAAACCGTATGGAAAGAACCCGCCTTCCGGGTTGGGGATCATGCGATAAGCGTAGTAGCGGCGTGTTGGGCGAAAGATCAGATACTTGTCGGTATCGACGATGGTCTTTTTCGACCAGCGTGGTAAAATCTTGACAACAGTCGGGATGTCATCAAGCGATAGCGTTACTGCATAAGGTTCATCTTGTCCGTCGCCATCGAGATCAAGCCCCATGTCGACTTCGTAAAAATTCTGCAGGTCTTCGGGATCGATGTTGTCGAAGCGTGGATTGTATTCAACCCAATGACCCATTTCGATGGACCGGATAATTTCGTAAGGGTACTTCTGGATTTTGTGCGTAATGCGCGGCACGCGTTCAAGTGATTTTGCATTAGCGTTAATGATGACATCCTTGCAGGGCAACCACGTCGAACGGAAAATCTGGTCGTGATCGTCGAACCATCGCTTGCGCCATGCGAGACCGGTAATCGACATGTGAAACGTCAACGGGTCGGTGTCGTTCACCCAGTCAGGATCAGTGGTGCGCAGTTGCGATGACATCCAATCGGCCAGTTGCTCGCCACCGGGTTCGCTAGCTTTAACCAGATCAGGTTCGCTCAGAATTGCACCGGTCAACCGTGCCGTGAACTGGACGGCAGCCGACATCATGATTTCGGTCGACGATGGACTTTTTTCGTTGCTGCCTTGCTGTTCGCGATTTTGCGGTATCGCTTCGTTGGTGTCAGCTTTGACTTCTTCAAGGTAACCTTCGGCTTTGCCCAGCCAGTCGGTCATGCTGGTTTCGTCAATGTCGACCAATTCGATGACGTATTGTGCCAGTCGATGACGGTCAGTTTCGTCTAACCGTTCTGCGAGGTTCTTAAAAGTCTCCGGTTTTTGCAGGTCCAAATTTAGTTCGGGGCTGTCGAAATAGTTGTAAGCCATTGGACCGGTCCCCTCCGCAAAATCTGTATACGATGTCAAGTCCTATTTTGACAGTTTCGCGAAGATTATGCTAGGGTTCCGGTACCTTTACATCGCCCGCGTTTGTCGGGCTAGCGCAGAAGGCGATATCACCATGCAGGTCATCGACCGTTCGTTGCAACCATCACAATACTGGCCCGGTCTCTACGCTTTGTTCGGCATGGACTACGAACGGCTACGACCGATTTACACGGAATTTTTCGACAGCAAGACATCGGAAAAAGCTTTCGAGGAATTCATGACCGAGCGTGCTGGTCTCGGTCTCGCGGTTCAACAGCCTGAATTGGCACCGGTCGAATTTGATTTTCCCAATGAAGGGTACCGCACACAAGTCACTCATGCGAGTTACGGTCTCGGTGTCGCGATATCGCGTGAAGCGAAAGATGACAACCTTTATGAGGATGTCGGTTCGCGCATGATGAAAGAATTGGCCTACTCGGCGCGACAAACTGAAGAGTATATTGCCCACGCGCCGTTGCAGGTTGCCGTCGATGCCGTTAACGGGCTTCGTGCCGATAACCAGCCGCTGGGTTCGGCCAACCACCCGACAGCATCCGGTGCACAATCGAATTTGCTGGTCGCTGCCAACGTCAGTGAACTGGCGTTTGAAAATGCCGTCATTCAAATTGGCTATTTGCGCAATGGACGCGGCTTCCTGATCAACGGACTTCCGAAGCGCGTCATTTTGTCGCCCGAACAGGGACCGGAGACCCGCCGCATTCTCGGTTCGCCGCTGCAGTGGAATGCGCAAACCAACAACATCAACGTCCTGCGTGCAACCGGTGCGTTGCCGGAAGTTGTCGAAACGCCGTACTTCGTCGACAAGGATAATTATTTTGTCCAGACCAGTTTGCAGGACATGGACAACGGTGAAGGCTTCACGTTCTGGGAACGCTCAGGTCTTGAGACGCGCGAAGACAGCAATTGGTCGAACCAAGCTTCGCTGATGGCAATCTGGTTCCGCTGTTCGGCATCGGTCATCGATTGGCGCACTGTGTTCGTCTCTCCCGGTGCTGATAATCAATAACCTGAGCGGGTTTCCTTCCCCACCCCTCCGTTCAGGTATAAAGCCACCGGGTCGCAGCAACCCGGTGGCTTTTTTGCTAGAGTGGCAGCATGCAACATATCAAGCCACGCTTTGGTCGTTTCGAGACGTGGGGCGCATGCTCGCGTTGCGGGGCGCGTGTTCGCTATAGTACTTTGGCAAGAGAGCGACTGACTGGCTTGCTGGTGTGCACATCGGCATCGGGGCGACCGGTCAAGCCATGTCTTGATCCGTGGCCACCAGTTTTCGATTTTCAAGTAACGCCTGACCGCTCGATTGAACCACCGGCAGAACCGTTGCCGGTGCGCTGGGGACTGGACGATATCTGGTCTGGCAACGCCATGAAGATGGCACCGGACGATGCGACACGCTTGCAAGCTTTCATGAAGCTGAATTTTCAGACCAAAGGTTCAATCGACTTCACCAGCTATCGAGGAAGTACGCCACCGAACCAGCAGCCTACATCCGTGGTGTCGACTTTTACAGCAAATTACGATGGCACTTTTGTACCGTCGAATTCTGTTCGCACGGTAGTGCCACCTGATCCGACGCAGCAGATGGAAAACGTCAACACCGAACCGGCATCCGGTGACCAGCTGGTTGCTCCGCCATGGGCAGTCCGAAAAGGAATTTGATCGATGGTTGCTGCTGCAGAAATCATTACCGATGCGATGCGGCTGTACGGCATTCTGGATCAGACCGAAAGTCCGACGCCAGTCGATCTTGCAAATAACGCTATCGTTTTAAACAAGCTGCTGCGGTCAGAACATGTTGACGGTGCGGCACAGTATTTGATGTTTCGCGTAGCTACGACTGTTCCGGCAGGTTCGCAGGGACAGATATCGTCGTTCTCGATTGGAATAGCGCAATCGTCTTATTTGGTGCAGGTCGATGCCGTTGCGGTCAAGTCAATCTGGTGCGGCGATATTAGCCAGAATGTCAACCGCGAAACCCGGATGGGACCGACAACCGACGTAGTGCGGACCACGCAGCTGGGCATCATCACCAAGTGGCATCAGGAACGGCAGATCGATGGCAGCGTTCTGGTTACTGTCTGGCAGCCACCTCGCACTGCAACAAAAGTGTTGATCGAATACGGCGGGCGCATCCCGGCGATAAATGCCTCTACAGACGCCGTAGCGCTGCCGCCTGAGGGGTTGCATGATGCGGCCTTGCTGTTGGGACGGCGCATTTTCGGAAGCTATGGGCGACCCGCGCAAGCCGTTGCAGCCATCCTTGCCGATAGCGAGGCGGTCGACAAGCGGTGGCGAGACTGGGCAAAAGGCCAGCAGTGGTTAAGAATGGTGCGGTCATGACGAAAAAACCGACACGACATGTTCCAACGAAACCACAACCAGTACAAAGGACCAAGACCATGGTAGACGAACCGAACCCGGTTACAGAACCTGTAGTGCCACCACCACCGCCCGGCATGGCTGTGCCCGGTAATCCGACACAGCCGCATCCGGAAGGCGCTTCAGAGCCGGTAGCCGATGTGGCACTGGAGGAACCGCCTGTTATTCCGCCACAAGCCAGCATGCCGCACGATCCCCGGCAACACTTGCGGCGCACCCGTGCTGGTCTGAAGTACAATGACACACGCTATAATAGTGGTCAGGCAGCTGCGCAGCGTGCAATGTCCGACAAGATCGAACAAGACGAAGCCAGCAAAAAGTGAGTGACAAGTCAGGGCCGTTCAACATTCTCGGTACCTTCGCCGACCCCCTATCATTCGACACGGGGGCGGCGAAGCTGACCAATGTTCGCGTCGTCAACCGTCAAGCGACGGAAGGACGTACGGCGCAAGTGCGTCTGGTCGGTGTGCCCGGTTTGGCACAAATCTGCAAACCGGAAGCGACCAGCGTGCTGGCGATGCTGAATTCGCAAGGCACGCTGTGGGCAGTCTATGCCAGCGGCAATGTCTATCGAGCCTGCGAGACCAACGCACCGGTTCTAGCCGGGGCTGTCAATTTTGGCGGTGTGCAATATCCGATAGCGCGATTGGCAGAACTGAAAACGCAATTGGCGATATCGACAAATTATGACAGCACCGGAGCGGGTGGCAAGGGTACTGGTTACGTTGCAACGATTGCCGGGGGTGTCGTCAACAACAATTTTCAGTCCAGCATCAATTTCGATCCCAGTACGGTTTGCGTGCTGGACAACCGGGCAGTTTGGGGCGGTGCATCGAACCATTACGCGGTCGGTCAAGATTTTCGTATGTACAATTCAGCGGTAGGTGATTGTACAAGCGTTACCGGTAGCGCTTTTGCAGCAAAAGAGGGTCGCTCTGATCCGTTGCTTGACGTGATAACAACGGTGCGGAATTTCTTTGCATTCGGCGAAGACAGTCTTGAAATGTGGTACGACACCGGAGCCGGTGCAGATTTCGTTTTCACGCCATACACCAACACTTTGATCGATGTCGGACTGGGCAACCGGCGCACGCTTGCCAGCGTGCAAGGCAAGATTTGCTGGGTCGGTTCTGATTGTCGCGTGTGGATGGGCTACGCGCAAAGCGCGACGCAAATTTCTCCGCCGTGGGTGGATTTACTGCTGCAGAACATGAGCAACACCGGTCACCTGCAGGAACTGACCGGCTACATGTACGCACAGGGTGGCGATGAATTTTATATCCTGACGCGTCCCGGTTTCTGGACCATCGGTACGACGGTGACCAACGGTACGTGGTTCTACCTGCACACACCCGGTCGCAACGACACGGCGCGACGCTGTGCACACGATGACGATGCTGTGGTCTATGTCGGTCTCGATACTGGCGAGATTTGTCACATGGACATGACTGTGGCCAGTGAACCGGCAGGTATCTTAACGCGTGAAATCATCACGCCGTGGATTGGTGATCTGACCATGCGTCACGTCATTGATGCCATCACGGTGACATCATCGCTTGGTCCGAATGCCGGATCGTTCATACTGGACTGGTCCGAAGATAATTTTACGACTGTGAAAGGTACCCGACAAATTCAGTTCGGACAGCCGGGTACAGCACGCGCCATTGCACGCCAGCTTGGCGCATCGCGGCGCAGACAGGTTCGATTGCGTTATTCCGGATCAGTTGCACCGTTCGAATTTGACGAATTCTATGGCGATATCACGTCGGGCGTTTGACAACGCTCCACAGCATGCAGTCGCGTGGTTCGTTCGAAATGTTGGGATGCACTTCGTAATTGCGCATGATGCCTTCGCATTTGCAGCCCATGTTGTGCAGCATATTGACGACCGCAATGTTGTCGACATCGCTGTAAGCCCATAGCCGCTTGATCTCCGGATGCGCCAGCAAACTGTGAACAATGGCTGGACCGATGATGCAACCGGCTCCCATTGAAAACCGGTCTGGCGCGACTTGCATTGATAGCGCTATCGCATGTTCATATCGGGCTGCACTGACAAGTCCG